CGTGTTCACGATCGTGCACGGGCATTTATTCAAAGGGCAAATCAGTGGTGCGGAAAAATGGTGGTCTGGCCATATTGCTAATGATAGTGAGGAAGCATTTGCCGATGTTCTCATTAGTGGCCATTTTCATAATTTTCATATCGAATCATGGACGGCTAAGCGCTGGATCGTGAGCGCCCCGGCGTTGGAAAAAGAATCCACCTGGTTCCGTAACCGCACCGGATCAACGTCATACGGGGGCGTGCTGTCGTTCGTCACGGTTGATGGCGTGCCACGTAACATTAACATTTTCTAAGAAAGAAAGGATCATATCATGGGTGATTACTATAAGTTTGGGGATGCTGAGGTGTGGGACATTTCACGGCATTTGACCGGGAACGCTGCCCAAGCTGTACAATATATTGCGCGTTCGTGTCGGCTCGATGGGCTGAATAAGTATGCTGACCTGGTGAAACGTATTGAGGATTTGGACAAGGCGCGGGACATGTTGCTTGATGAAATCTACCGGCTTATCGGCGAGGAAGCCGCCCCTGACGATAAGGTTAGCCTTCATGTTGATGATGAGTATGAGGGTGTGATTCATGATGAAGCCTAGGGATTTTTTTCTACAGTTTTCTGCGGATGGTGTGCCCCGACCCCAGGGTAGCAAGAAAGCGTTTCTTCGTGGTAAAAAAATTGTCATGAAAGAATCCGCGGAAGGTCTGAAGGAATGGCGGGAACATGTGGCGAGTGCGGCGGCAACCCACATGCAGTACCGGGGCTTAAAATGCCTTGAGAAAACCCCCATGTCGGTGAAGCTTGCTTTTGCCATGCCCCGCACTAAAAGCATGAAACCAACTGATGGTTTGGAGATGGTGCAACGGCCCGATATTGATAAGCTTGAACGCGCAATCCTTGACGCCCTCACCGGGGTAGCATTCAAGGATGATTCTCAGGTTTGCGCACTCCATGCCGTTAAACGCCGCTGCGCCCCTGGTGAACCCCCGAATGTGTTTATCGAGGTGGAACCAGTGAAAGGCCCGGTCATCGCATGGTAGACTATGAGTTAAAAGAGGAACTGCTTCGTGAAACCCGTGAGGTGTTTATTGGTTTGCGTAGCCTGGTTGAGTCGGTGGGTAACCGTCGCATGCAGAATGCTACGCACGCGGATTTAGCGGTTGAGCTTATCGACTACCCGGATGCGGATTTGAAACATTTGGGCATGCTAGTTCAGCTGTTGGTGTCGCGTGGGTCTATGCATTCTGGTTGGTTAAGGTTTTTCTGGGTTTCTAAGAGTGGCCGGGTTGTTGGGGCAGCGAGTACCCTAACCGCGGATGATGTGTGTGATATCGCTTTCGAAGTGGAGCATGCTATCAACCAGGCCTACAATGACTTTGAAGAGCTGGAAGAAATTTTCGATGCGTGGGCTAAGCAGCGCCTGTTTTCTAAGCGAATCCTTGGATACAGTGACTATGTGCCGGATTGGGTGCAGTATGATGTGGCTGCTGAGAAAATCGGTTGCCCCCCATCGTCTATTCTTGAGGCGGTGAATCGTGATTTTATACGGCACAAAATGCATCTTGGTGCTTTGATGGTGGATTTGCGCAGTGTGCGGGCTTGGCGGGCTGGCCGGAAACACTAGGATTTTGTTGTGGCATGGTATAATATTCCCCTGAAAATTGTTTGTTTAAACGCTTTTTAGGGGAATATTTTTATGGGTTTATCGGCTAGCGCTAGGGGCTACGGTAAGATGCACCAGCGTGCCCGAGAGGGCTTGATGCTTCGTTTGCGTGATGGTACTCCGTGCCCGTGGTGTGGCCGGCCAATGTATGCTGTTGCTGTGAAGAATTTTGATGGTAAGCCGCTTGCTGCTGACCACCTGAATTTTCATGGGGCGAGGAATGGTGAATTGCCGGAACGTTTGTTGCATTTTACTTGCAATAGCCAGCGGGGTGGTGGTGAGGTTACCACTAGTAGTGTTCGGAAGATTGTTGTGATGGGTCCCCCGTGTGGGGGTAAAACTACGTGGGTTAGTGAGCATGCGAAACCGGGGGATATAAGGATTGACTATGACCATTTATGTAATCTCATTGGCGGCTACCCTATCGGTAATCATGATTACCCACAAGTGGTGGCAAGACTGGTGAGGAAGGCTAGGCTGCTACTTATTAGGGAAGCTTTGAGACAGTCGGAGACGGACGTGTATATTATTCACTCCACACCCAGCGAGTCGGCACTACTGCGCTATGCGGAAGCCGGGTGCGAGTTTAAACGCGTTGATCCTGGTGAGGCGATTGTTCGTGAGCGGTGTGCTCGCCTGCGCCCGAAATCGTTCATGCTTGGTGTGGATAAATACTATGAGAGTATGCGTAAGAAACCCGCGCCTGTCACCCCTGATGGTGGTGGCGGTTCGGGTTTTTGGGGCTAGAGTTTGAGAGGTAAAACATATGGCCAGAATATATGATGGTAAGGAATACCCGGAGGATTGGCTGTCTGGGGGCCGGTTCGTTTACGATTCCTACCGGGAAGAACCCAAGTCCGTGAGCATGGAAAATCTTATCATTATCGCATGCCGTCAACGTGACCGTATTGACCGCTTGAAACGCGAGTATGGCAAGATTGTGCGGGGTGTGGTGAAGCAGGTTGAGGAAGAAAAACCTAAGAAGAACGCCAACAACATTGATGATGAGGATGACGAGCTGCCCCGCTATATCGTTGTCGTGGACTCTTTGATGGGGGAGATTCGCAACCAAGAAGATCTATTCCGCAAAACCATTAACGACGTGGAACGGCACCGCATCAACGCCGTGAAACAGATAAGGAATGAAAAAGACAATGGTGACAGCTACTACGTCGATGGTAAAGAGAAAGCCTTTTCCGAAATCATCGGCTCACAAAACTTTAAGGGGTAAACAGACACCGTATAATTTGCGTGAGGCCCCCGCCTACGATCATGGCGAGGGGAGGGAGATTATTGCTTTCGCCAAGATCATTGGTGTCGAGTTGATGCCGTGGCAAGAGTACGATATTTTGGCCATGTGCAGCAAGAATGAGGTTGGCGGATACGTCCACTCCGACAACATTCTTATTATCCCTAGGCAGAATGGTAAGAGTCTGGGCATCTCCCTTATCTGCCTGTACCGTGCCATAAAATACGGTTGGCGCATACTATACACAGCCCAGCTGTGGGATACGGCCAATAGCATTTATTTGAATCTGCTTGGGGTAGTGAAAGCGTTCCCCCCACTGGCGGACATGCTTACACGTTTTTCAGGCTCCCAAGGCAAGGGTGTGCTTGAGTTTTCGGGTGGCGGGGTAATTTTTTTCCAAACCCGCGGCGATGATACGGCCCGTGGTATCACGAAAATTTCGTGTGTTGTCTATGATGAGGCCTATAACTTGACCGATGGTTCCGTGGCTGCTATTAACTTCACTACCCAGGCGGCTGATGATCCACAGTTTTTCTATATTACCTCAGCTGTCCATAAGGCTTTCAAAGCCCACCAGGACGGTAGGGTCATTTCGGCGATGCGTAGGCAGGCGTTGGCGGGGCCTGACCCCGTTGACCCCATCTACCTGGCAGAATATAGGGCGCCTGGTGATGCTAAACCTGATGTTGAAGAAACCTGGATCCTGGCGAACCCGTCCTATGGGTTCATCATGGATGAGACGAAGATTAGAAAACAGATGAAACGCTTGAACACCGAGATTGGTAGGATCAATTTTGGTGTCGAATGCCTAGGTTGGGGCGACTGGTTCAATGATGAAGACGATGAAGATTTTACACCAATTATTGATTATTCCGATTGGGAAGCTGCTACAGTGGCTGATCCCGTACTGTGTAGTGTCGGGGCTGTGTCTGCTGTTGGCATTGATGTTGACCTGGGGGCTGTTGGCTGTGCGCTTGTAAGCGCGGAGAAAATGGCTGATGGGAGATGGTTTTTGTCCCTGGCCCCCCGTGATGAGTTTGACCGTGTGGGTGTTGTTGCCGATATTGAGCGGGTGATTGGGCTTCGTGACCCGATTGGGTTTGCTTATGACCAGAAGGGTGTTGCGGAGACTTGCACGGCACTTTTTGAGCAGCGGGGTTTGGAACCAACACGGTTTAATAAAACCGAGGTTTCTAAAGCTTATATGTTGTTTATGCAATTGTGGCGTGATGGGAAGATCAAGCATGATGGTTCACCCCGTTGGGTTGATGCCCTGTCGGTGGTTTCTGAGAGAGATATTCAGGATTCGGGTAAGGCGTTGAAACGCAATAATCCGGCCGGGTGCCCTATCATTGCCGCGTCGTTTGCGTTGTTGTTGGCAGCGGATTACAAGCCGGCCGAGGTTGATGTTCGGCGTGCCCCTAGGGTTTCGATGCGCATTTCGCGTAAGCGTCGTGGTTTGTGATTTTGGTCACGCCCTGGTTTGCCTTGTGTGGGGCTGTCGTCATGTGGTCTATGTGATTGTTCATTCTTGATGGTTGCCTCGCCTATGGGGCTGCTAGACGGCTTAAACAACGTTTGCCCTGGTGGGCAGGTTTACTACTGAAAGGTTAATGGAAAATAATGGGGTTACGAAAGTTCTTTGCAAAGTTCAAGCCGAAGCGCACTAAGGAGATCGGCACCGCCACCCCCACGGGGGGGTACCA